TCTTAACAGCCTCGATACCCATAATCTTTAACTTAGGATCTTTTAAATCAACACCTTCTTCGTTATACACATTAAGAATATATCTTTTCTTAGCAGTCCATATACCTTTGTTTGCAATAACTTCTCGTTTCATAATCATCTTTTGTTCATATGCATTTACATATTTAGCAAGCCTATCAAAACTTTTATCAATAAATGTTTGTAGTTTTTCTTCACAAAATCTATCTAGAACTTTTACAATCTTTCTTGTATCAGATTTATCTTTAAATACCTTATCAACAACTGCACCAAGTTTAATATAAATTGAATCAGTATCAGAGGCAACAACATATGCGACTTGTTTTGTCTTTAACAGATTATTTAAAAACTCATTTACATCTCTTTCAATCCATCGTATTGTCAATTGACCTGCCATAGTAATACCTTCAGCGTGTCTTACATCAAAGTATCGAAAGTATTGATTGCCGATAGCACCATAAGCACTATTCAATGCAATCTTTCTTGCCAACTGAATATTATGATTTGTTGCAATATCATTTAGTAATTTTTTGTCACCAGTTTTTTGATACATGGCTTTTGCTTTTAGCATTTTATCTTTATAGATAACTCGTTCTTGATATAGTGTGTCCATTAGTTCAGGAAGAAAGCCTCGTTTGTCTGTTCTAAACTGAGCGCCGTTTGGTGTTATAGTACAACCATCTAAATCTGATAAATTAACTTCTTCGTTTAACATTTTTTCTACATTAACACGATTAGGATCAAACCCAACCATTGTTTCAGGAGATATATTATACTGCATAATTAAATGTGGATACAAACTATTTAAATCGAAACTACAAATCCAATCGTGAAAACCTACAACTGGATCTTTCACATAAGCACCTTCATAACCATCAGAGGTTTTAGATTCAACTACAGCAGGTACAACAATGTTTTTAGATTTTAAATGATTAAAGATAATACAATCCCAAATTCTAACTTGACCAAAAACATCTTGATAATTTACCTTTGCTTCATATGCCATTGTCAAATGCAAAGAAATCAATTTCATTTTGTCCTCTAGTTTATCAACCAGTTCAACGTCTTGAATATTATACTCTACAAATAATTGATAGTCATTCTGATAAAACTCTTTAAAAGTATCATATGGATTATTTAATTTATTTTCATTTAATTCTACTTCACCAATGTAATCTAGTTTATAACTTTCACGCCTAACAAAAGTATGCTTACGATATAAGTCAAGATAATCTAATATTGAAACACCCATAAGGTCCCAATATTTCTGTTCTGTATTATAACCTTTGGCTGTTGTTCTTGTACTACTTTGACTTACAACACCCCACGGACTAAACTGATTTAAATATTCTTCACCCATAAGATTTTTAAATCTATTCATTAGATAAGGTATATCAAAAAACTTTACATTCCAACCAGTAACGACATCTGGATTATAAGCAACCCAAAACTTGGCAAACTTATTAATTAAATCTATTTCAGTAGAACATTTAATGTAGTTTACATCATCTCTATCATTAACAAAGTTTCCCATACCAAAGACAAATATCTTTTTTGAAGAATGATCTTTTGCTGTGATACAAATTAAAGGCTCACTTGCATACTGTGGATCAGGAAAACCATTCTCACTTTCACACTCAATATCAATTGTAAGGATTCTTATTTGATCTATATCCCAATCTACTTTATCAGGAAAAGTATCTGCAATATATGGATACTGAAATTTTGTATTACCATAGTACTCAAAATTAGTTACATTTTTATAATCATCAATCCATTTCTTGGCATCAGGTATACTTTCAAAAGTGACCTTACCAAGACCTTTATCGTCTAGTGTTTTGTATTTTGTTTCTGGTAGATTTGATGGAACAAATAGAGAAGGCTTATAATTAATTCTATACTTTTTATGACTACCATCGTGGTCAACGCCACGAACTAATAGACGGCCACGATATGGTAGTACACTTGTATAAAATTTCACTATATTTGAGTATTATTAAAATGTTTGTTTAATGCTTTGATTTTATCTTCCGCTGAAGCAATTGCTTCTACTAGCTTGTTCATTTCTTCTAGTTGTTGAGGATGTTCCCCTATACCTACTGAATTGTCAAAATAAATAATCAATGTAGCATATGCACTTGCTATATCTGATTCGTATTTTTTGACTAATGCCTTAAATAAGGGATTCTCTGTTTGATGATTTTTTGCCATTGTTCACTCCTTGTAATAATGTATTATAACACACTTTCATTGATTTGTAAAGCACTATTCTAAACTATATTTTGTAGTAACTACATACTTTCTATCTGGATTTACCATTACATTTACTCTACTCATAAACTCTCGATCAAATAGAATTGGTGTCCTATCTTTTCTATCATCTAAAGTAAATTCTGTTTCGTACATAGTACCAAGAAACTCAACATCTAATTTTATTACATATCTTGTTTCATCATAATCTCTTAGACCACCTACCGATATTTCTTCTTTACGAATTATATTACTTGTAATTGTTTTACCTAGTAAAGACCATGTAACATTCTTACCTGATACTTTCATATCTTCAGCATGAATAACTGACATACCTGAATTACCAGTATCAAACTTAGCGATGATTTGACCAAAAGGTTTAATAGTGACAATCTCTTTATAGCCACACTCACTAGGTACTTTGACCCAATTCTTTTTATCAGCAAAAAATTCTATAATCTCTTTACTAATGTTTTGACCGGTTGCTTCTTCAATACCTTCAGTACCAGGAGATGAGTTTACCTCAATAACAAATGGTGGTTCTTTTTCTCTATTCTTACTTGGTATAAAATCAACAGCAGTCCATAATCCGTTTACTGCTTTTGCAGCCTTTAAACTTTCTTCTATTTCTAATTCTGTTAGTTTAAGTTTTTCTGGTTCAGAACCTTGTGATACATTACTTCTAAAGTCACCTTCAATAACAGGTCGTTTCATTGAAGCAAGTACTTTGCCACCTAATACTAATACTCTTACATCATAGTCTGTTGGAATATATTCTTGTAAAAGCAAATCAGTATCTTCATCTTGTTTCATTATTAATTGTACAATACTATCTAATGCTTTTTCTGATTCAATAAACAATACACCAACTCCTTTTGACCCTCTCAAAGTTTTCATAATCACAGGCATTTTTGTACCTAGTTTATCAAATGCTAATGCTGACTTTTCTGGATCGTGTATAAGAGTTGTTTTAGGTTGACGAATACCATAATCAGAAAGTCTTAGTGCTGTTCTATATTTGTCTGTGCAAATATTAATTGTTTGTCTACTATTGACAACACAGACACTATGTTTTTCTAATGAAGATATGATATCCATCCAACTGTCTTTTCTAACAACTGAACCTCTTACAATAGCGATTGTATCTTTGCCTGAAACGACAAAACCTTTTTCATCACCTTTATTATGTAATCTAAAAACACCATCTTCGTATGAGGTGTAACCACCAGATAGTCTATACAGATAATGTTTCCAACCTAACTTTTCTGCTTCTTCTTTTAATCTATCAGCAGTATGAAAGGTCTTTGCCTTTTCAGGTTCATCTGTAATAATAAGTAATCTATGTTTCTGATCGCCATTGGCTTCAGATATAAATTCTCTAAACTTCGGTGCTTTCATTGTCAATTTTTTTACCTATGTTATATTTTGCTTGTAAGTCCCATTCACTCTTTTCTTTAAATGCTAAAACTTTTATTTGAGATAGAGGTGCTTTACTTTCAGCAACTGATGAGTTGATTATAGCAATCAAACCCCAATCTGCTAATAGTTGAGCAATTGTATTCCTTCTTTCGATATCATTATCTGATAAATTTGATTCTTTACCATCTAATGCAAATAGTTCTTTAAAATGCACTATGAAATATCTACCTTGTTTATGTAGTATATGACACGATTGAAATAGCTTTTTATCTTTTCTAGAGGCAACACCAATTCTAGTTAGTGTTTCACGAACCTTTAAAAAATCATCTGGTTCTTTTAGTTGAACTTCCAACATCTCATCTGGATGCCAACTTTCATTTAATTCATTCATTTTATCCCACCTTTATATAATTTTTCTTTAATCAGATCAATTTGACCTTTGGTGAGTATATCAAGAGCAGACTTTGCCTTATCATTACTATATCCATAATACTCTTTTACACACTCAATTTCTTTTAATTTACTCGCTCTTAGAAAAGGACTAAACCTTTTCTTTGGTCTAATACTATTTAGTAGAAATTGAAACTGCATATCTTTATCAATGAAGTGATTTCTATTCATTTCATTAACTAGCATTATGGTGTCTGAAAAAGCAGATAACATCTTGTTTACAATAAAAGCAGGATACTTTTTAATCCACTCTTTATCTTCGGACTTCATTAAGTCTTTCTTTGTAAAGTTTATGGAGTTTAAGTATTCTTTAAGTTCGTAACTCATTTGAATTTAACCTGGGACATAAGTTCAGTTAAACAAGCCACCAAGTTAATTTCTTGATCTGCAACGAAGGCAGATTTATACTGATAATCAGCAATAATTAAAACAGCATGAGGTATAGTCTCTGGTTGTAAACTATCATACATACTATCATAAATTTTTCTAAAGATTTTAACTGGATCGTTATCAAGATTATTGACAACCCACTTTCTCATATCACTAAACTCTTTACCTTTGAGGTGAGTTACAAGTGTCTTTAAATTTTCATCAGATACATTAACTAGAATACCAGCATCAATAGTACCACTTACAGAATATCTTTGTAATTCATTAATAAGTTTTCTAAAGTCTGGGAAATGTTTCTTGATTAATTCTGCAAGTACCTTTTCTTCATAAGTAATATTTTGTTCTTTAAGAATAAAGGTTGCTCTTTCAAATAACTTACTTGCTAATTTAGGTTTATCTTTAGGATTAATTCTAAATTCTATATTTGAAAATCTACTATGTAAGGGATCTATGATTCTATTCTTGAAATTACAAGTAAGAATAAATCTACAGTTCGCATGAAACTCCTCAATGAAGCCTCTTAATGCAGGTTGTGTAGATTGTGGATTTAGATAGTCTGCCTCATCAAGTATAACTACTTTTTTACCACCAGATAGTGATACAGTAGAAGCAAAGTTTTTGATTTTATTTCTTAGTACATCAATGCCACCTTCTTCGGAACCATTAATCATAATCCAGTCACAGTTCATCTGTTCACATAATGCTTTCGCAACTGTGGTCTTACCTATGCCTGGTGTACCTGATAATAAAAGATTTGATAACTCACCTTTCTTTATAAAAGATGAGAATAGTGTTTTTAAAGATGATGGTAATATACAATCATCA